TGCCCGATCTGATAAAACCGCTGGCATTCCGCAAGCTGTTGCTGCGGCGAGCCGCCGTAATCGAGCGGCGTCGCCACGCTGCCGATCTCTAGCTGGACACCCCAGAGTTGGATGATAGCAGTCTGCACGCCGATATTGCCAGCCGTAGCATTGTTTGTGGCACCTGATGAATAGAAGATTTGCAAATTTGTGTAGCTATTGTTGTTCGTTCCAAACGTCTTGCCTGTCACACTTGGGATGACAATCGTGGTGCTATATCTCGTCCAAGTGGTGCTGAGCGTAAGGCTGCTGCCTGTTGCAAGCACTCCAACACCAGCAGACGGGGAACCACCAGTCCCAAACGTCTGCGCCATGTTAATTCCAAGTTTGGGTGTTCCGCTCATGGCTACTGCCCAAAAGCTGATAGTAACAGCCTTGCCAGCCAATCGGCGGGTATCTTCGATCGCATGATAAACGAAACTCAGCGCAGCAGCACCCGAGTTCCCAGCAAAGTTCGCAGTCAGCGACTGACGTGCCGTCTCGTCGCCTATCCCTGTTCGGTCAGCATCTGACAGCGGATTAGCGGTGACGGTGACTACATCAAGATTAGTATTTATCGCCCAACGATCCAGCGTGTAGCCCGTGCTGCTCCACGGCCCTGTCCCACGCTGTGCAATGTTGAACAGCCCATTGTGGATGAACGACCGCCCCGAATTATGCCCGCTGATCGCCTGCGCGGTGGCGTCGCCGGAGAACGTCGAGGCGGCAGTCCACTGGCTGCTGTTGGGGTCGGTGTAGTAGCAGTACAGCTGGCCGTCGGCGCTGCACCACCACAACTCGCCCTGGGTTGGACTGACCGGCGGGGTGTCGCCGACCAGCGCGCCGACCGGCTTGTTGTCGACGTACGCCTTGGTGGCCGCCTGCTGCGCCGTGGCGGGGTCGCCGGACAGGATCAGCGGCCCGGTCATGCTGGCACCGCCCAACCCCACCACCTGCACCCAGGCGGCCCCAGAGCGGCCGTAGACGTTGGTGTTGTTCGGCGCGTCGGTGAACGCGTGCGCGTCCACGTATTGCTTGGTGGCCACGCCCAGCGCGGTGACCGGGTCGGCCGGCAGCGCGATCGGGCCCAGCATGGTGCCGCCGGCCAGCGGGAGAAAAACCGCGGTGCCGCCGGAGGTCGCGAGGTGCGCGTCGAGCGTATCCGCGTTTGAGTTTAGGTGCGTCCCCCAGTTCTCAGGATCCGCGTTGTAGATCGGCTTGTAGAGGCCGAGGTTTGGCGTCGTGTTGTAGTCGGTGCCGCTCATGTCGCCGTCTCCAGCGCGTATTGCGTCTTCGTCCACGTCCCGGGCTGGCACACATGTGCCGGTGTGCCGAAGGTCAGTTCCAGCAGCGCCAGCACACCGCTGCCGCCGGCCATGGTGTTCCACGTCCCGTAGTTCTCGGTGCCGTAGAGGCCGACGCCGTAGGGCCGTGGCACGGTGGTATCGAGCACCGCGATGCCGGCCGGTGGGATGCGGGCGCGGGCATACATCGGCACGCTGAGCACCGCGCAGGCCAGCGAGCCGAGCAGGTTGCCGGGATTGGCCAGCGTCGGGCCGGACCACAAGAGCACCGCGTCCACGTCGCCCCAGTCGGCCGCCGCCACCGGCCACTGCAGGGCAGCCACGTTGGCGATCGTCACGCCGTCCACGCAATAGTCGAAGGTGGCGAGCACGCGGGCATAGTTGCCCCAGGTGATGCGGGTCGCCTCCTCGCCGGTGTCGGCGTCCTGCAGGCCCACGTAGGCCCGGAAGGGAGGGACTAAAACCGGCATGCCATCTCCTCACGGAGCGGCGCGCCGCTAAGGTCCGACTGTTGTTTCCACAAATTTGCTCTAGTTATTACTTGCTGCCACATGCCGTCGGCCTGCTGCGCACGATCGTTGTCGAGCGCCCACACCGCGCCGAGCTTCAGCAGCCCGTACAGGTAGATCCCGTAATGCGCCTCGAGGATCGGATTGGTGTCGGCCGGCAGCAGCAGCGGTCTTGGTTTGCTATACCAGCCCATTTGCACCGTCTGGTAGACGTGGCTCGGGTCCGGCACCGCGGGGAGATACGGGTGCGGCAGCCACTCGATGCAGTCGCCGACCAGGCGATAGGCGGACACCGGCGCGTTCGGCACCACCTGCCAGTAGGCCCCGGTATAGCCGCTGCTGTTGCGCATATACGTCTCGGACCAGTGGCCGCTCCACTGGTCCTTGAGCGTCAGGTTCTCGCCGGTGGTGGCGTCGCGGATGCTCTCCATCGTGGCGAAGTCGTCGGGCAGCGCGATGTAGGCGGCATCGATGTTCTGCGTTGCGGTGGTGACCATGCAGCGGGCGCGCAAGGTCTCAGCCAGCTCGGTCTCGAGCATGGCGGTCCAGCCCGGCAGCAGCGACAGGCAGTCGCGCCGGTTCAGCCAGCTCATCGTGTCGTCCTGTAGCTGCTGCAGGCTGGCCACGGGCTAGGTGGTGGGCACGTATTCGAGCTTCGCGGACGCCTCGGTGTGCGCCTTGGCCGCCGCCATCGCTTCCTCACGCGCCGACTTGGTGCCGCCCTTGCCCAGCGCCTCGGGATAGGCTCTGGCGAGCAGGCCGGGCTCGATGTCGTCGAACAGCACCGGCTCGATGCTGGTCGGCAGCGGCTTCGGTGGGTTGTCGCGGTGGATCGGCGGGGCCTGCTCCTCGTGCGGCTCGGTGATGCCGGGCGTGGGCTTCATCTGCGCGGGGTGGCTTTCGTGGGTCGTTGGCTGGGCCATTACAGTCTCCTGTTGTCGTCGGTGCGGAAGGCGCGCGCCTCGCGGCTATCGAGCCACTTGTTGAACGCCACAGGGTCCTTGGTGATCCCGAGGCGTTGCAGGCGCAGGTACACAACGTAGGGAATCCGGGCGACGTGGGTGATGTCGCGCTTCACCAGCGGATCGAAGCTGGCCGCGATCGCCTTGGCGGACTCCACGATCGGCTTGGTGTCCTGACTGTAGACCAGGTAGCCCTGCCCATCCTCGTCGCGGTTGAGCTCGGTGTTACGGCGAGTGGTCGGGTTCCATGATTGATACAGATTGGTCTCAACCATGTGAGACACCCGTGCTAAAGGCGGGGCGCTGTTGGCTCACCACAGCCAGCAACGCCCCTGACCAGTGACCTTTCGGGAGGCCATGGCTGTGACCACATTGCAGCATTTCCCCGCCTCGCTGACCGAGCATAGTCGTTACGATCACTGATTGAGGTCTGCAATATAGGCGTGTGCCTTTGGAGCAGTTGGGCGAAGTGTGCCCTCAAACACAACCCCGCCTTGTGAGTTATCTCCTGTCTGTGCGTAATCCTGTTGCACCATGTCACGTTGTGGCAACGGCGCCAGCTCGATGTAATCGGTCGTCACCAACAACACCTGGTGCGCCGGGCAGAAGCGGTCGGGCGCGAGCTGTAGCGTGCCGAAGTCGGTGCGGAACACGTCGACCGCGCCTTGGATGGTCATCTGGTCGCGTGGCGAGGCTTGGACGATGTTCTGCGCCACGATGGCGTTCGCGGTGCCGCCTTGGCTGAGGGTGGCGAAGTAGAGCTTGATGGCGCCGGACATAATTCCGAGGTCCGGCTTGCCCCCGGCTTGCCAACACTGTTGCATCGCCTGCTGCACGGTATCGAGGGTCAGGTCGAACAGCGTACCTGCGGTACCGACACCAGACCCATCGCCCACGGGCATGGTGCCGGTCGCGCCACGGATGCCCTTGCTGCAGTAGGCGGGCAGCCCCGACATGTGCCGCGGGTCGGTGATGGTCCTGACCAGCGGCGAGGTGATGGCCAGCTCGAGGTCGCGCTTGCACTCCATGCCGCGCAGGATGAGCTGGCGGTTGTACTCGTCCTCACCACCGGCCACATCCACGACCCGCAGCGTGTTGGACACGCCGACCGTGTGCGCGATGATCTGGCAGATGTTGTTGAGCCGCACCGGCTTGGTGGCGGCCTGCATGACGGCGGTGAAGCCCTCGGGCTGGAAGTTATCGTAAGCAGCATTCAACTCCTGCACTAACCATTCCGTCATCACCTGCTTGCTGCCGACCCGGCTACATGCACTCGTAAGTGGCGTCTCATCCGGATCGATACGGTAGATGATATCGGCGAGGTCTTCGCGGACGCCGACTGCGGTGGGTTCGAGGTAGGTACCGGCGGGCGTTGCGCCCATGCTTGCCAGGGCCATTGTCATTTCCATTGCTGGCGCGCGCAGATGCGCAGCGCGGTTGAACGATTGGGTTCATGTGCAATGGCAATGACTGGAGGCGGGCGGCCCGGGGACCTGGTTGGTGACCCATTTCCCGCAAGGGGAAGTGGCGGCACTCCAGGGCGGACGGCGGCCTACTTGGTCAGGCCCTATGCCGGCACGTCACGCGACGACGGTTGGTGCAAGCACTCCGGCGCGCGTCAGCCGCAACCCTAGGGAGTTAGCGGCGATTCCGTCAATACAGCAGCAACAAGAGCGTCCAGAGCGCTGTGCAGATCGCAGCGCCGACCACCACGCCGGTGGCTGGGCTCATATCATCGCGGGCGCCGGCATTCGCGGGCCTGCATCACCCGCCATTGGCCCTACGGGCGCTGAGCAGCGCGGTGGCATTGCGCAGGCTGGGCCGCGCGTCGAACGCATCGGAGGCGGCAGTGATTGCCTGGGCTGGCTTGGGTGCCGGTGCGACGCCGCGCACGGGCCGCGACTGCACTGGGGCCGACGTCGTGGTGCCGTTGCGCAGGTTGTCGAACATCATCGCCTTCATCAGGATCTTGAGCTGCCGGTGATCGGCGAGACGGGCCAGCTCCTCGCGCTGAAAGCCGCCCTTGTCCATCGCCCACTCGGCGATGCTGGTTTGCCAGGACTGCCGGGTGGCGGGATCGTTCCACTGCGGGTATTCGGCGGCCATGGCCTCGTTGCCGCGGGCGACCTGCTCGGCCAGGGAGCGCTGCTGCGCCTGCTGCTGGAGCTGGGTGAGTTCGCCGAGGCGGCCCTGCTCCTGCTGCGCAGCCTGGTGGGCGGCCATCTGGCGCAGGTATTCCTGCGGGTTGGTCTCGATCAGGCTGGCGTCGGGGCGTGGCACGCCCTGGATCTGCTGTGCGATACGCGCCAGCTCGGGCTGGAGGTAGGGCAGCACGGTGGCGAGCGCCTGCTGCTGCTCGGCGAGTGCGCGCTGCTGTGCGGCCAGCGCCTGGGTTTTCTGGGTGTAGTCGGTGGACATGCTGACGGCGCGGCGCACCTCGTCGGCCGACAGCCGGCGGCCGTCCACTTCGATCCCCGGACTGGACTCTGCCGGTGTGGAGTCTGCTGGCGCGTGTGGCTGCAGTCCCTCTGGCAGTCCGAGCGCGCGCGCCATGGTGTCCAGCGCGGTGTCGGGCGTAGCAGCCGTGGGCGGTGTGGCTGCCGCAGCGGGTGTTTCACGTGGGACCGCCGCGTGTGGCGCCTGCTCGCCACTTCCCCTTGGGCGTGCTGGTTCCGCTTGGGGTGGCTGCTGATTACGGCGCTGCTGGTTGAGCAGGCGCCCGGCCTCGCTGAGGGAGATACTGGGCTGTGAGGCCGGCGGCGGCGCGGACGTTTCCGGTGCGCTGCTCGGGATGACAGCAGGGGCTGGCGCCGGCGCTGAGGCCGGCGTGGAGATGCTATCGCTCATGGTGTTCTCTGGGGGTTATTCGGAGGCGAGTGCGCGCTGCCGGTTGGTTTCGATCAGCAGCACGGTGTCGATCCGGTCCTGGATCTCCTGGCGCAGGGTGGAAATCGCCAACGCCATGGTGCGGCCGCGCTCTCTTGCCCGCGGGTCGAAGTCGCTGATCGCCACCGCCACCGCGTGCTGCTCGAGGTCGCCGAGGATCGCCTTGAGCGCCGGATCCTCGCGCAGCCGCGCGGCATCCGCGGCGATCATGCGGGCGTCACGGTCGCTCATGACTTCCCATTGGGCTGCGTCCTGCGCAGTGCCGCCTGCAACGCCTGCAGCGAGGCGGACGTGGGCGCGGTGTAGCCCTGCTTGCCCCACCACAGCTCCATATCGTCGGCGGTGCTGGGGTCGGCGTTGGTGGCGCGGAAGTTCGGCTCGACCGCCTGGCCGCTGCCCGGCAGCTGCGACTGCCAGGTGGGCATCTGCTCTACGGCAGAGCCAAGCAGGCCCTTGATCGGCATTACTTCGCCTTGGCGATCGGATGGCGCCCGCCCTGGGTGCGTTGGGTCGGGGCTGGCATCTTGGCCTGCGCCTGGCCGCGCGCGTCGCCCGCGCCAGCCTTGCCGCCGGCGACCGGCTTGTTCTGGCCCTGACGGGGCGTGGTCTTGGTGGACTGACTGCCGCTTGCCCTGGTTACCATGGGACTATACTCCGGTTTATCCCTGTGCGACCCGGCGGTATGCCGAGCCGCAAGAACCTATCGGTTGCATCAAGTCGTGAAAGCCGCAGCCCGCGCTTGCGTAGCTCCCGGCGCTCGCGCTCCCACTGCAGGCGGAAGCAGCGCAGCCCCTCCCGCCGCTTGATCGGTTCCGTGCGCCCCTTGGCAATCAGCCGATCAACCACGCGTATTGCCGCGCCGACCAGGCCGATCGCCACCTGCTCACGCTGCTTCAGCATGTATGGCGACGACCACATCTCATCCCAGACTTGCCGTTCCTCGGCGAGATGCGCCGTCATCCGCTCGCGCTGCCTCGCCTCGGCAGCCACTAGCGTCTCCAGCTCGTAGAGCGGCCGCGTCACCGCATTCCTCCTGGTGTTGCAGGTGCGGCGCCACCTCCCCCTGGCCCTGGCGTTCCTGGGCCTCCAGGCATCGGCGTACCGCCGGGGCCGAACAGCGCGCTGCTCATCGCCCGGTTGGCGATACCGCCATACGCCGTCGGCAAGCCGCCGCCCTGCAAGCCGCGTTGCACCGCCATCCGCGTCGCGGGATCTGGACCTGACGGCGGCGCCGGGGTTACGCCGGGGCTGGGAGGCATCATCGGCGGCGCCATGCGCTGCACGCCACCCGCCATGGGGTTGGTACCCAGAGGGCCTGGAGCGCCCTGTGGTGGCTGCGGTGGCCGTGCCTGCGGTGAGGTCGCAGGCGGCGCTGGGCTGGACGGCGGCGGGGGCGCCATCGGGCCCTGCGCCATCAGCCCAATCTGCGGCGCTTTGCTGGTCATCGCCTGCTGGAACTCGCTGATCGACGGCAGCGGCGTGCCATGCTGCGCCGCAACGCTATACGCCTGGGTCCAGTATTGGAGGGCCGCCTGGCTGCGCTCGCGGTCGTCGTCCTGCAGCAGCTTGGCCCGGTCGGTCTGCGCCGACCCACGCTGGTCCTCGATGTCGGCCGCGGTCTTCTGGCCCTGCACCTGGGCGAGCACCAGGGATGCATCGGGCGGCGGTGGTGTGTCCGGCGGCGCCTGCCAGCCAGGCGGCAGCGGGCGGAAGTAGGTCGACACGTCCGCGATGCTGGCCGTCTCCAGCATACGCGACAGGGTGGCGCGGTATTCCGGCACACCCACCAACGGATTGTTCAAGCCGTAGTTGGCGATGATCTGCTCCTGTTTGGCCGCCACCTGCCCCAACATGGCCAGCCGCTCCATGGGCATGCCTTTGCCGCCGACGTTCACGCTGGTTTCCCACATGGTGGCCAAGGCTCGCGGATCGATGGTGATCCACGCGCCGCGCAGCCGGATCACATTCGGCCGGTCCTGTTGCCGCGCCATCATCTTCAAGATGCCGGTATAGAGCGGCGCCAGGCCGGTCTCGGCCAGCGTCCGCGCCATCATGTCGAGGCGGTCCTGCGCGGCCGACGTCTGCTGCGATACCGCAATGGGTGCCGTGCTCTGCAACTCATCAATCGTCAGGCCCTGAGATGCGCGTGTAATCCCCGTCCTGGATTGCCTGATGGCCTCCAGCACCTCCATGACCGGCAGCGCTTCCTTGCCGGCGAACGGCTTGACCAGCTCGGTGACGGCACCCTGCTGCGATGCGCGAATGATCGAGCCGATCGCGGTCTGCCGCACATCCTGCAGATTCACCTGGCCCAGGGTGACCACGGTGCGCGGGTACATGCTCTGCCCGAGGCTATCGAGGGTGGCGCGCATCACCCGCGACTCCACCCGCTGCAGGTCCATCACCATATCGGCCTGCGACAGGCCGATGACGCGGCCAGGTTCACGGTAGGGGGTAAAGCAACTCAGCGGGATCTCGTCGGTCCGTTCCCACTGCACCAGCTCGTGCGACGAGCCGAGGAGGTGGACGTGGAGGAGTTCCGCTCTGTGATCGTTGTCGGCGTCGCAGCGGATCCAGCCCTCGGCATACAGCACATTGCCCATCGCCTTGTCCGACGGCGGCGCGCCGCGAATGTTGTGGCCCTGCGCCTGATCGCGCGAGATCACCTCGCGGCGCTGGCGTGGCGACATCATGTGGTCGCCGTGCCGCAACACCTTGTCCTCCGGCAATCCCATCTCGATGAGGTCAGATGCCGGCACGTTCCTGACGTGGAAGATGCCGCGCGCGCCGTCCACCGTGTTGGCATCCGCCACCACCCACACGCACTCGGAGGGCACCGCTTCCACAATCGGCCAGTTCTGCGCCGCGTGCCGCGTGATGGTCGCGCTCCAGTACTCCGGCGGGCCGCCCTGGCTGAGGTACATCTGCACCTCGGGCACCTTGCTGATCTGCTGCAGCTCGGAGGGCTGAATGGGCCTACGCACGATGCGCTGCGCCTCGATGCCCGGCTCCGCCAGCAGCATCTGCAGCTGCGGCAGCAGCAGGTTCTCGCACACCTCGGTGCGGGTGGTCTCACGCTTGCCCCAATACCACCGCGCCCATCCCGCCTTGCGCGTGAGTGCATCGAGCAGGATGTCGTGCAGGATCTGCCAGCCGGGATTGCAGGTGAACAGCGCCCATCTGCAGTAGTCGGTCGCCTGCCTGCTCAGGGTGGTCGCCAGCTTGTCATCGCCGGCGATCTCGTTGCTCATCGGTTCAAAGCTGACCGGGTCCTCCACCGCGGTGAACACGCGCAGCAGCGATGGCAGCGTGGCGCGTATCGTGTCACGGACCACCGTCAGGACGATCTGTGACCGGCCCGGCTCCTCATCGCCCAGCGGCTCGCCGGCATAGTACTGGCTCGCCACCATCCGCTGTCGCTGCAGGAACAGGTCGTACTGCTCGGCGATCTTGAAGTAATACCGCGCGACCTCCTCGATCTCGCTGTCCGACTTGCCGAGCTTTTCGTAGCGAAACTCCTGTTGCCAAGCGGCGGCAACGGGTTGAGGCACTGGCCGCAATCCGGCCGCATAGGCGCGGATCTGTGGCGGCAAATCCTGATCTGGGTCATCCGGAATGCGGTCGCTGGGCGCTTTGCTGAGGTTCGCGAAGATGTGCTGTGTCTGCGGCGGCTGCCCAACGGGTTGCATCAAGCCAGAGATGCGCGGAACTGGCGGCGGCGTGCTCGACTGCC